TAGCGGCTTATAAGAAAAACTTGGTTCTTGCGAACCTCGTTATGAAGATGAACTTCAAGGGCAAGAAAGGTGACACCGTTCACATTCCTGCACCTACTCGTGGTTCTGCTTCTGCTAAAGCCGCTGAGACAGCAGTCACTTTGATTGCCGCTACTGAGTCTGAAGTCACTGTGTCTATCAACAAGCACTATGAATATAGCCGCTTGATTGAGGACATTGTGGAAGCCCAAGCACTGAACTCTATGCGTCAGTTCTACACTTCTGATGCTGGTTACGCCCTGTCTCGTCAAGTTGATACCGACTTGATTCAGTTGGGTCGTGTGGCTAACGGTGGCTCTACTGGTGCTCAGTACGGTTCTGCTTTCATTGGCGGTGACGGTACAACCACCTTTGACTACACAGCTAACACCAATACTGGTAACGCTTCTGCTCTGACTGATGCCGCTATTCGCCGCACTATTCAGCGTTTGGATGACAACGATACTCCTATGGACAATCGTTTCTTCATCATCCCTCCATCAAGCCGCAACACCCTGATGGGTCTGGCTCGTTACACCGAACAAGCATTTGTCGGTAATGGCGATGCTATCCGCAACGGTGAAATCGGTAACTTGTATGGTATCCCTGTGTTCACCTCCAGCAATGCTGACTCTGCTTCTGCTACTGCCGCTTTCCCAACTAGCGGTTCTGCTATTGCTCGTGTCTGCTTGATGGGCCACAAGGATTCTATGGTTCTGGTTGAGCAAGTTGGTGTTCGTTCACAAGTGCAATACAAGCAAGAATATTTGGCAACTCTGTTCACAAGTGACACTCTGTATGGCGTAGCCGCCTTGCGTAGTGCCGCTTCTACTGGAGCCGCTAAGTCTTCTTCTATGTTCGCTTTGGTTGTTCCTAGCTAATTGCAGTTGCGCCCCCTGCCCTAGTGGTGGGGGGACTTTTTTAACTTAATTAGGAGAAATCAAAATGGCAACCGCTTCAGCAGTAGTTTCCCGCCGTGGTAATGACCAGTTTCGGGGTTTGTTCTCCGATACTTGGGCAGTTCGTTGCACCCTTGACGCTGGCTCTTTAGTCGATGGCGCTGGTGAAACAGATGATGTAACAGTGGCTGGCGTCGCCTTGGGTGACATGGTTATTGGTGCATCTTTGGGTGTGGATTTGGTTGGTTTGACAGTTACTGGCTATGTCAGTGCTGCCAATACTGTCAAGTTCCGCATTCAAAACGAGTCAGGTTCTACAGCAGACTTGGCATCTTCTACCTTGCGTCTCGTTGTTGTTCGCATGGTGTAAGGATAGGGGGGCTAGTCCCCCCTTTCTCATTTGAGGGGTTTTATGGCTACTTTTCGTTGTCTCCAGTCTGGTAACACCGTGACTTTCACCTTGCAACATGACATTGACTCCATGAAGGGTCATCAAGGTTATGTAAGGGTAGATGAGCCAGAAGTAACCATAGAATCTGATAATCCTGTTCGTACAGATACCGCCTTTCGTGCGCCTGTCATCCCCACAATTAAACGTATGGGTAGACCCCGAAAGGTAGCAAATGTCTGATATTGATGCCAGAGATTTTGGCAAACTAGAAGCTCAAGTCGAGGCTCTCCAAAAGGAGATGCACTTATTGAGTGCTGATGTCAAAGCCCTGTTGGAACTTGCCAACAAGGGTAAAGGTGGTTTTTGGATGGGTATGACTATCGCTTCCTTCATGGGCGGTATCGTTACCTTTATTGTTGATCGTATCTGGAAATAAGGAGAACGCTATGCCTATGGTCGGAAAAAAGAAGTTTCCCTACTCTGAAAAAGGCGAGAAAGAAGCCAAAGAGTATGGCAAGAAAAAGGGTGTCCCTGTGACTGTCATGATTGCTGTTGGCAAGCCAAAGATGGGTATGCCCATGCGTGGTGGTCGTACAGCTACCAACATGATGAAGAAATCTTCAAGAGGTAAATAATGTCATCTTTAACTGCACCTATTACCCTTCTGAGCGCAGTTGGCGCTACTGGCGCATCTAAGGCTGTTCAGGCTGATGCTGGTCAACCAGCGTTCTTGCAAGTCTCAGGCATTACCACTGCTACTGTGGCTTTTGAAGGTAGCCTTGACGGTACTAACTGGTCAACCATTGGAACTGCTTTGACTGCCAATGGCATCGTCACCATCGCAAATGCACCTAAATATCTGCGGGCAAACGTCACTGCTTGGACTTCAGGTTCAATCACTGCAAAAGTCCTGTACTAAGGAGAAACCCTATGAAAATGACTAAATCTCAGAAAAAGGTTAAAAAAGTCATGGGGGAGTTCAAGGAAGGCACTTTGCACTCTGGCAAGAATGGCAAGGTTGTCAAGTCTAAAGACCAAGCAATTGCAATTGCGTTGTCAGTTGCGGGAAAGGCTAAAAAGAAATGAAACAAGGACTTTATAGCAACCTTCAAGCTAAAAGAGCCAGAATCAAAGCTGGTTCTGGCGAGAAGATGAACAAGGTAGGTTCTAAAGCCGCACCTACAGCCGCTGACTTCAAACAGGCGGCTAAGACTGCAAAGAAGCCTAAAAAGGCTAAGTAAGTTTGTGTAAGTTTAACTGGAGATAGACATGGCACTTTTCAAAAAATTGGGCAAGGCTGTTAAAAAAGCAGTAGGTGGTGGCGCAGTTGCCGCTGCTTCTAAAAATATGGCTCCTGCTTTGGGGGGTGCTGTTACTGCTGCTCCAAAGAAAGCTGTTCCTATGATGGCTGGCGCTGTTGCTTCCGCTACTAAGAAAATGCAACCTGCTCTTGGTGGTGCTGTTACTGCCGCCGCTAAACCCGCTGTTGGCGCTGCACTTAAAAAGAAGTCAATTGGTAAAGTCATTGGCAGAGGTTTGATGGGTCGCCGTTAATTATGAAATCTCCCACTTGGCAAACAAAAGCTGGACAAAATCCTCGTGGCGGCTTGAATGCCAAGGGGAGAGCATCTTATAATGCAGAAACTGGTGGAAATCTAAAAGCACCAGTAAAGTCGGGGGATAACCCCCGCAGAGCAAGTTTCTTGGCTCGTATGAGTGGCAATGATGGCGCTGAATACGACAAGAAAGGTGAACCAACAAGACTGCTTCTTTCGCTAAAGGCTTGGGGTGCTAACTCCAAAGCTGACGCAAAGGCAAAAGCTCAAGCTATATCCGCAAGGAACAAAGCAAAGGCTAAAAGCAGATGACATACCTAGAACTTGTAAACGATGTCTTAATTCGGTTGCGTGAACCAACTGTAGCAACCGTTACTGCAACAAGCTATTCCACTTTGATTGGCAAGTTTGTCAATGATGCAAAGCGTCAGATTGAAGATGCTTTCTCGTGGAATGTCTTGGGTACAACAATTACCATCACCACATCGGCTGGTACTTACTCCTATGCCTTGACTGGTTCTGGTCAGAAGTTTCAAGTTATTGATGTTCTGAACACAACTAGCAATATTGGCATGAAGAACATTGACTTTGCGTCAATGAACCGCAAACAGAATTTCTCTACGCCTGTTAGTGGCATTCCTTCAGAATATGCCTTTGATGGCGTTAATGGAAGCTACGACACCAAGGTAAATATTTACCCTCGTCCTGATGGCGTGTATACCATTCCATTTAGCTTGTCAGTGCCACAGGCCACATTGACGTTAGACCAGACTGTAGTGCTTGTCCCTGATGTTTTGGTTGTCCAGAATGCTTATGCTCGTGCTTTGGTTGAGCGTGGTGAAGATGGTGGTTTGACATCCTCAGAAGCCTTTTTGTTGTACAAGTCTATGCTGTCTGATTACATTGCCTTGGAAGGCACTCGTTACCCTGAAAATCAGGAGTTTGTGGCTATATGAGCAAGCCATTGATGATCTATGGCATCTCAGCCCCCGGCTTTTTCGGGCTGAATACCCAAGACTCGCCTTTAGATTTGGTGTCTGGTTTTGCGTCTATTGCCACTAATTGCGTTATTGACCAGTATGGTCGTGTTGGTTCACGCAAGGGTTGGTCAAGGGTTAACTCGTCTTCAGGCAATCTTGGTGCAAACAACATTGGTGTTATCCATGAATTAGTCCAAGTTGACGGTACTTTGACTACCCTCTTTGCTGGCAACAACAAACTGTTCAAGTTGGATAGTTCTAATGCTGTTGTCGAGTTGACCTATGGGGGAGGGGGTACTGCTCCTACCATTACAGCTAGTAACTGGCAGTGT